TTGGTCATCCCAAATATCGCTAAACTTCATGTTGGAAATATCTCCGAGGCGCTGACCCGTAACGAGCGCCAATAGCATTGCATTGCCCATGTATTGATGGCGGGCATCAGCTATCGCGAAAATCTTTTGCCATTCGTCGAGGTTTAGACGTTGTCGGCTAATCCGCCGGCGCGGTTGTTTTGTAGCCAGAGCCGGGTTATACCCCGGCGGTACCTCGCCATAATGTTGGGCTTCCTTGAAAACATCGATCAAAACAGAGCGGATTACCTGGGCCATCCTCGGTTGACCTTCTGCTACATAGGACTCCAGTATCTGGGAAACATCCCGAACATCGACGGATGAAATCAATTTCATTCCTACGCTCTCACGAAGTAGGGCTACTGGTTTAGCCTTTTGCTTATGAGTGTTGGGCTTGATATCGCCATTCTCCAGTCTTTCATCCTGAATTTTCCAATAACGTTCCAACCATGTATTCGTTGATATCGCTTTTCCTTTGCTGGTGGCGATCTTGTCACTTATTGCCAAAACCTGCCTGGTACGCTGTTCAGCTAGTCGTGCATTAGCTTCTATTGCTATTGCTGTTGCTTCAGCCTCGTTAGTTCCGAGGCTATGAAATTTACCAGTAACAGGATGCTTATAGCGCCAGTAGATTTTATTTACCTTGCGACTGTAGAGCGGATAAAGATTAGGTATCTTGACGTTGTTTTTACGTGGTCGGGCAGCCATCAGACAGTATCCTTTGAAGCATAGGCGAATCAGATTTTTTAATTATGGGCTGGTTTAAATTACCTGTAATCTCGGCATCTTCTCTTACCCGCCAATATCTCCCTTCTTTGGTGGCTGGGGGAGTGAACATGCTCTCTTTAGCGTATCGGCGTAAAGTATTCAGACTTGGAGGATTACTCCGGTATTTTTCCGCAGCCCATTCTTCTAAAGTCAGCATTTGAAGCATGTGATTTACCTCATAATGGCCCATATTCGGGCCATATTCTGAAATTAAAAAATCAGTGTTCTGTCAGACGCTGCCAGATTGCTGACACGTATTTGACCTGATGAAGCGCATCCGAAATGGCCTTGTGAGGTTCTCCCTCAAATGGGATCTCATAGCGAGGCTTGCAGCCTACGGCTTTACCCAACTCGACAATGGTTCTTACATCCCGGTTATTCCAGAACTTCCATGGGCAGGGGATCCCCTCCCGGTCATAAGATGCTTCAAGCAGGACATTGTCATAGGTGGCACCATTCCCCCAGACCTGTACAGAATCAGGGCCGTTAGCCGCATTCTCGGCTATAAACTCATTTAGCTGCAGTAAGGCATCATCGAGCGGAATAGCATCATCCATCACTAACTCAGAACGAGCCTCAGGCGAAGCTTTAAGCCAGAATATTATGGTAGATGCATCCGGTACCCCGCCGCTGGCCATTGAAGATTCCAGGCTAATAACTTTGTAAAATTCCGATCCGGTATTACCTGTTGATGGTTCAAAGAACACGGCCCCGATAGATACGACTGGTGAATCAGCCTTTTTACCAAACGCTTCAATGTCGACCATAAGGTGTGTATAGAGCATTTCAGGCTCGGCACAATTATGATGACCGGTATCATTATTTATGGCAGCTGTGCTGCTATAAGTTTCAATAGCGCTTGCGCCTGAGATAGTTTCTTCCGCGCCTTCTGATAACGCAGCACCGTTTGGGGTTTCATCATTGCCAGTTTCTTCCATCGGCACATTATTGGTGTACTCCGCGGTGGTGTTTGAGCCGTTAGTTTTAGGGGCACTGGTGATCAGCCCTTCGATAGAAAAAAGGCCTTTACCCACTTTTTCCAGAACCGGCTGCGTCTCGCCGTTAACTCCGGACGTGTCTTCCCCTCCACAGCTTTCCTTGTAGTTGTCACCTTCACTGGCTTCTTTGTCAGCGCTTATCTCGTTTGCCCAGCTCACTTCCGGAGTATGGCGGGCTGCAACCAGAGCTTCTTCTGTTGGGGCAGCGTGGTTACTTTCAGTCAGGTTCGCATTGATGAATCCACTGAGACGAGCCGGATAGAGGTAATGTTCAGGGTGCGCGCTTCGGATTAGTGCAAAGATAGCCGCGCGCGAATAATCAAGAATTCCAGGAGTTCCACGCAGCGCCTTTGACCACTCTTTGAAGGGGCTCTCTTTTTTACTAACTATCTCTTTTGCCCTGCGGAAAACCCCACCCGGAATATCATAGATATTGAAGTCCATCGGTAAGGTCGCTAGTGCTATCTCTAAATCAAGCGTATCGAGATCGTGTTTGAGATCGGGATTCCTGTCGGTCTGGTTGCCACCGCCTGCATTAGCGCCGCTTTCTGTGCGCTGTATGCACGAAACACGGTTTCCATTGGACCATTCTTTTACAAGAAGGCCGCGATCAATGTGCTCCGCACCAAACCAGGCCTGGAAGAATTGAATTACAACTGACAGCTCTGGGCGTTTCCCATCAAGTGGGAAGATGGTTTTGATGGCTTCGACAACTTTAGATATTTCAAATTCGGTAGCATTTTTGAATGGTGCAACGTTTTCAGCCGCCAGCAGCATGTTCTGCACGTAGCTGTTATCCATATCCATTTCGAGCTGTTGAATAACTTTTTTCTGATCAGCATCTATGTGGTAGGCGTATTGATCGCTAATGAACTGCGCCAAGATTCGCTGGCGTAACGGAAGCGTCGCGACGGTGATAAGCACAGGTTTTTTTTGAGAAGTTTCTTCTTCATTTTTCACCGCGGCAGGCTTGTTGTCGCAGACCCATTTACGGACCGTAAGCGCCCTCGTGTCGGCATCATTAAGCCATTCGTTAATAAACTCTTCGAATGTATCAACAGCGAAAACCTGATCCGCTGCGAATACAGTCTTAATCGCGCTTATCATCTTCCACTCAACATGAGGGGATAGCTCTTTTATGCCCGGTACGTTGGCGACAGCCAACAACAAGTTTTTAATAAAGAGGTTGTCCTCATCGCTTTCTATTTGCCCGATCTGAATGTGCTGCTCTTCGCTGATTTCTTTCAGCTCGCTGTCATTCAGCAGATGAGCAATGACCCGCTGGGGGAGTCGTAGTCGTGCTAATGGACGTAACAATTCTTCCTTTTCAACAACGCTGGTGCCTGAATTGTCTGATGCGGAATCTGATTTTTCAGGTGTAGTTGTAACGGAGTCAACGTGCTGCAGCTTTACTTTCCATGTACGCTGGTCTTCATCCAGTTCGTAGCGTTTGCACCAGGCGTAATCAACTGTGCTTTCTTCCGGCAGGTCGTCATAAACAGGGAAGTCGGTGCGGATTGGCTTTTGATAATCCTTGCCCCGGCCAGTTTCAATACCTGCCTCTTCCAGTTCAACATCCAGCTGCAGATTGGCGCGAGCTTCTGTTTTTGAGGTGAACCAGATCACGGCATCTTCTTTGCCGGATTTCTGTGTTGCCTTGATAAAATGGAAGAATTCCATATCGGGTCCTTAATTTTGGTTGTAAGATACCCGCAGCTAGTGATTGCCGCCTTGGGTAGTGGTCATTGGTCAAAACTCGATTCCGGAAAGCTTTGGTCGGCTGACCGGGTACTTAACCCGCCTTGCGCGGGTTTTGTGCTTTTAGGCGCTTGTAACAGCCATTGGTCATAACTCGATTAAAACTTGAAAGCAGGCTGGTGGTCAGCAGCCGGTCTATATGGGTAACACTCTCCTCTAACGTGCTGCTCTTTGGCAGCGGCATCACAACCAGGTTCTGTTTGGTAAATACCGAGCATGATGTCTGAGCATTCCCCGGTAAGGGCGCAGACGGTAACTATCAAGGCAAAGAACAAGCTCATATCTTTAACTCTGGGTTGCCTTTTTGCGCCAGTAAGTAGCAAAGCTTACGAACCAGCACTTCAAACAGATTTAAGCGAACGGCTTGGCAGCCAGCTTTTTTGCGTGCGAAATCGATCATGGTTAACTCCTGTGTGCCTTTAACGCCAGGCTGGCGGAACGGTAAACCTGCTGCGCGATTGTCTTGCCATCTCATCCGGTGTTTCGTATGCCGCCGGCAGCTACTTCGTGGGCGTCCTGCCTTGATGACTGATTTTCTAATATCAGGCTACAAATAAATATACCAGAGGTCAAGTTGAAATTGATAAATAACATACCAGCTAGTGTTATACTTATCATCTTGGGAGGGGGCACGCGCAAAAAAAGCCGCTTATAGCGGCCTTTAACGATACATTTTGAGGGTTATGGCTGAGGATCTATTTTTCTTTTACGTAAAAATTCCGCCATGAACGCATCGAGCTCTTCAAGCCGGGTTTTGGCTAAGGAAATGAATCTATCCTGCTCGGCTTCGGGAAGTTGATCAAAAACTTCCAATAGTGCTGATTGGTGGGGGGTTAAAACTGTTTTACTCTGCGTTACAGAAGCTATGTGCTGCTCTTCTTCATCAGTCATGAAAAACCAATAAAGAGGCTTTCCAAGGGCTTCAGGCAAGAGAGCCAGCTTCTCTTTGCGCGGGAAAATCCCTGAATTACACCAATGGCTAACGGTTTGCGAGTTGACGCCTATCCGGCGTCCCAGTTCAGATTGAGAAATGCCTGCCTCATCAATAGCTCTTTGCAAACGATCTTCAAAGTTCATTTTCAGTTCCAAATCTAACCAGATATCCAGCATACAAAGTTTCTTTTCAAATGTGGCCAGTTAAATTTCTTGACATTGATAAGTTAATTATCAAGTATGTGGTACGTAATTTAGGAGGCTCAATGAACCATCACATTCAAAAGAAGATTATTTCTCTGTGTGGCAGCCAATCAGAGCTGGCTCGCCGCTTAGGTAAAAACTCGCAGACTGTATCTGTCTGGTTTCGTACTCAGGTAGCAAGCACAGAAGTTTTAAACGCATGCAGAGCTTTGGATTGGGAAGTCACCCCGCATGAATTACGTCCAGACCTCTATCCCAACGCAACAGATGGTTTACCTAAGAAGGAGGCTTAATCATGCAGTCAGCTATATATCAACATCATAACCAACGCTTGGCCGGACCGCTGAAAACTCAAAATCAATTTATGGCGCATCGGCGAGATAGCTTTAAGCACCGTTCAATACAGGTTGCAGTTCGGGAGTGGGAATCCACTTTGCCCGGCCAGGCGCAGGAAAAAATCGCTCAGCTTGTGGCTGAGCAGTGGGCGAAGGAAGGGGGCCGCGGCATCGCGGTCAATAAGCAGAATTTATTCCGCTATCTGAAAAATGAAGGAGGGTCGGAGAAATATACTGCTTACGTTATGCAGCTGTCGGGCGCAATCCTCGCAGCTATGCCTATTGAGATAGCCAGAAAGCATGGACTCAGTAACGCCAGAACGGAAGCCGAGCTGGTGGCGAGTGCAATCAAAGAATGCAGTGAGGCGCATCAAGCTAAGTTGCTGGGCGCCCCTCTTCAAAAGCTTGAAAAAGAAATTCGTGAAGCGGCAATCGCTTTATTCAACATGTTACCTGCAGACGCGGCGGGACCACTACTGGCGAGCATCAGCGCCGTAGCGCCGCAATTTTTTTTAATCGAGTTGTGACCCATGAATTTTACCCGGAGGCTACATGAGCATTGATGCAATGCGGTGGGCCAAGAAAGTTAAGACCGGAAAATCCTCCAGTAAGGCGATCCTTACCTGGCTGGCTGATATGTGCGGCGCTGACTTGTGCGCTTACCCGTCCGTCGCTGCTCTTGCAGAGGCTACGGAGATGGACAGAAAAACGGTGCTTGCAGGATTACATCACCTGCAGGAAATCGGTCTGGTAGTCGACACAGGCGAAAGGCGTGGCAGGACAAAGCAAATTCCTGTCTACAAGCTGGTCGGTGTTGAGGAAAGCATCCCCGATGCCGAACAGACCCAAAACCGGAACTCATTAAAGGATCCCAAAAACGGTACGGTTAATTTAAACCGAACCGAAAACGGAACTGTTAATACAAACAGTGCCATTAACGGGACTGTTTCAGGTGATAAGGGTACCAAAAAAGGGATTATTAACAGTTCGGATTTTAACCAAAGAGTACCGTTTTTCCCTTTAAACGGTCCCAAAAACGGGACACGGAATCTACCAAGGAACCATAAAGATCTAAACCCCACACATAGAGAACTGGTCGAACCTGTAATTCCTGATTATCCGGATCAGCCAGGTATCGTAATTGGGCAACATCAGCCATTCGGCAAATTCCGGATGTTTGAGGACTGGAAGCCAACAGCCGACTTTGCACGACAGGCAAACCTGTGGGGCATGCCTATCAAGGCGGGCATAAATATCGAAGCCGAGCTAAGCAGCTTCATCGCTTACTGGCAAGCCGAAGGGAAAGTATTTCATCAAATTCAGTGGGAGCAGAAGTTCGCTCGCCACCTGGATCGCGCAAAGGTTCTGAAAGCACCACAAACGGGAGGTACCGAGAATGCATCAGTTCGACCACAGTCAGCAGCATCCCGAGCTGTTCAGCAAATACAGTCAGCACACGCAGAGTGGCGACGCCGGAACGGACTTGATGGCGACGGAGACGGCGTGGCGGTTATGGCAGGTGATGGGGGAAATCTTCTCGAACCGCTGGACGCAGAAAAATGGGGCAGAACCCACGGCCCTATGGATAGCTCAGATAGGTTCGATGACTGAGGGCCAGATCAAACTGGTTTGTCAGCAATGCATGGACCGTTGCGCAGTAGGAAATACGTGGCCCCCGGATCTTGCTGAGTTCGTTTCGCTGGTTTCAGAGAGTGGTGCCAATCCGTTCGGGCTGACATCCGACCGGGCGATGAGTGAATACCGACGCTGGCGTAACGAGTCGTATCGTTTTTCGGGTAGTGACAAATATCCGTGGCCGCAGCCGGTGTTGTATCACATCTGCATCGAAATGCGGAGAACTGGTATTGAGCGTCAGATGACCGAGGGGGAACTTAAAAAACTGGCAGAGAGGTTATTAACCAAATGGACGAAGCACGTAAGCAACGGGCTTTCGATTCCACCAATCCGTCGCCAGCTAGTTGCACCGCAGCATCCGGCAGGGCCAACTCCGGCACAGCTGCTGATGGAAGAGTACCAACGCCGTAAAGCGGCAGGGTTAACCAACTAATCGAGTATTGACCAATGACCAAAACATTAACCCAAAAAGAGCAGGTGGCGGTGTTTGTGCGCTACCAACCGAACTGCGCCGTTGGCGATGTGTCCGAAGCGCTGGATATGGCTGGCGGGACGGCGGGCAGCCTTCTGCGCAAGCTGAGTGACGAAGGCGTGATTATTCGCTTACGTGACAGCGTTCAGTACACATACCGGGCGGTACCGCATGCAGATATTCCAGACGTAATCCTCCCGTGCATGGTTGAAAAAAGCGATCCGCTCAGGATGCAGGCTGCCGAACATAAAGCGAAGGCACTTGAGGAAAAGGGGTTGTGGCGAAGAGCTGCTGCGGTGTATTCAGAAATGTTTGGTATCGCCGGGAACGCTGTTGAGATTGCTCGTATCGCCAAGCGTCGTAAAGACTGCTTGCGCCTGGCGGGGAGGGCGTAACCGATGCCGAGACCAAAATCACACAGTGAGCGAGTTCGAATCATCGCCCGTATCATCGAGATGGTGAATGAGCATAGCCGTATCACTACGAAAGAAGTCGTTGCGATATTCGATCTCCATCGCACCACCGCTGAGAAATATATGCGTATTGCCGTTCAGCGTGGAGAACTTATTCGTTACGGCCGGTGCGGCATTTTCCGCGACCAACGCGCCATAATTGATTTCGACTTGAAGCGCTTTTCACACAGCAACACATAAGGTTGATGTAAAAAGATTGCCGCTTATCAGCGGCATCTACAAACCTTAAAGGTCCGCTATGAGCGAAAAACAGACATTGCCTCTCAATAAAGCCACAGATCAGTGTTGTCCCACTACTTGTTCAAAGCTGATGTTTTTTCAAGCAGGGTACTTTATTCTGGCAAATCCATTTACAGGATATAACCATGATAACAGTAGAGAAATCAGATCCATTTTCTTCAGAATCTTATCGCTTAATCGAGATGCTGTCAGCTGAACTTGCCGATATTACTGGCGATAATGGCAAAACCAATTTCACCGTTGAAGCGATGAACAATGACAAAGCACTATGGGCATTGGCAAAAAATGCACATGGCGATGCCATAGGATGCGGAGCAATCCGCCCATTAACGCAAAATATAGCTGAGCTTAAAAGAATGTTTTCAGATCGAAGTGAGCCTGGCGTGGGTAGTGCATTACTTACTTTTCTGGAAACCTCTGCAAAGCAAATGGGATATCGAGAACTGAAACTGGAAACTCGACATATCAACCACCGGGCCGTCAGCTTTTATGAGAGAAATGGATATGTTCGTATTGATAATTATGGCCCATACATAGGTAGAGAAGAAGCTGTCTGTTTCTCAAAAACATTATACTGA